ATGGTGGGCCTGATCGCCTGGCTGAAAGTCCACCAGCTCGACCTGATGGCCAACGAGGAAACCCGCAAGCAAGGCATCGCCTTCGAAGTGGATTTTAACAACCATGAAACGGTCGATATCCCCATCAAGCTGGACCTGACCGAGCGCGCGGCCGTCAAGACCGGCGAGGCGAGCTGCCTCGACATCAAGCACCTGGTCGAGATACAGCACACGCCACCCTACGCGGATGAGTTCTGAAAGCTGTACGACGGCGACATCCTGCTGGCCGAATGGCGCACGCCCGAGGCCGCACCATGAACGACGACCTGCATGCGCTGGAAGCCTGGGCCGGCGCACTGCTGGCCAGGCTGCAGCCGGCCCAGCGCCGCGCCATCAATCACAAGGTGGCCATCGACCTGCGCCGCAGCCAGGCGCAGCGCATCAAGGCGCAGCGGGGGCCGGATGGCGCAGCCTATCCGGCGCGCAAGCGGCACAAGGAATTCAAGGGGAAGAATGGGCGGATCAAGCGGCAAAAGGCGGCCATGTTTGCGAAGATTCGCACCGCGAAGCACCTGAAAGTGAAGGCGAGCGGCGACCAGATCGAGGTCGGGTTCTTTGGCTGGGTGGCGCGCGTGGCGCATGTGCATCAGTTTGGTCGGCAAGACCAAGTTTCAAAAAAAGGCCATGTCTACAAGTACCCGGTGAGGTCGCTGCTCGGGTTAAGTGAAGCGAATCGAAACTTGATACGTGAATCACTGTTGCGTCACATGGAAAAAAAACTAAGACGCTTCACTGTAAACTTTAACCAACACAAGTTGCCAAATTAACTATATTCACATAATTACATCCGTGCCGGCCCGGAACAGCAATTCACGTCACCGTGACAATCCGTGACTTTTCGAGCGTAGTAATTCGTTATGCTTTTGGCCGCCAGCGGCAAAAGGGGCGGTACGCTAGGTGAAAAGAATGTTCGCCTCGCTCCAACAAACAATAAATATAGGAATCGAATGCGACATCCAGACTTTAATCCGCCAGGGAAGGCACCAAAACTCACCAGTCGCCGCTCAACGTTGACTGGTCTATTTTTCACAACATTAACACCGTACCTCGAACCGACAGAGGAGGAGGTAGACGAGGCTCTTGCAGTGCTCGGCATGAAGCGCGGATCGTGCGTCTGCGCATACTGCGGGGATAAGAAATCTGAATGGGACCATTTTCGTGCAGTGGTCAGGGAGCGAAAGCCTACGGGCTACATTACTGAAATTGCAAATCTTGTTCCCGCATGTGGTAAGTGCAATCAGTCGCGCGGGAACAGGGATTGGGAAACATGGATGCGTAGCTCTGCTTCGAAATCTCCAGCGAATCGCGGCGTCGTAGATATCGAACAACGAATCAGTTGTCTCAAGGCATTTGAGTCTTGGCGTACTCCTGTTTGTATCGACTATGCCAAGTTGACTACTGTCGATCATTGGGATTTCCATACAAAAAATCTGGAGCGCGTGCTTTCCCTGCTTGAAGAGGCCGAAAGGCATGCTCTAGACATTCGCTCAATTGCCGCGATTGAGGCACGAAAGCAGCGCGATCAAGCCACTCAACCTGAAATTCAAGAAGTTCTCAACGACCGCATAAACTGAGGCGATGTAGTGTCTTCTGTGCTTATGCCGGCGGATAGGCCCGCTTCGGGGCGGAAACTTGCAACGACGACAGCCGGCCAACATCTACCATTTGAGCGGTGGCTAACGAATGGCTGAGATTGTCAAATAAATAATTCGATAGAGCTTTTAATTTAAATCAGAAATCATATATGTTCTTTAATCTTCCTAGTAAAAAACGTCAGCTCACTATCATTTCAATTGCAATTGTAGGCTATCTGATTTTTGTCGTTTCGGGGAGTTTACTTCTTCCCGATATCGGCGATAAGACGAAAAAAATTCTTACACAAACCGGTCTCGTTTTTCTATATTTCGCAGCCCTATTGGCCGGTTTGCCATTTGTATGGTCAGCAAAAGCGAGACATAACTTAAGCCTTGCAAATGAAATAATTAAAAGAGAAAATATTTTAATTGAAAGAATAATTGCTTTGCCAGCAGAAGAGCACGGTACATATACGAATCAAATTGAGGCAGCAAAACAAGATATCAAAAATTCTAAACATCAAATAGAATTAGCAAATGAAGAGTTGCCTAAATTTTATGAATGGTGCGGCGCTTTTTCATTGGCATTAGTATTTTTAGGTACATTGGTCTGCATTATTGGCGCTAGCTGATCTACCTTTACTTATTTCGATCAAAACCTGGAAAAAAACATAGTTTAATCAAATAATTTAAAGGAGTATCCATGTCGGAATATTTCCTTTCGCCTCCCGACATTCCGCTCTACCATTACACCGGTATCGAAGCTTTACTTGGAATGGCAAGCAATCGGGAACTTTGGGTGGGAAACATCCACTATATGAATGACTCCGAAGAGTTAACCCATGCAGTGGACATGCTCCAAGATCACTTGAGCTTTAGGATTAGTGAGTGTGACGTCAAAGACGGAAGGCGGTCAATGTTTTTGAGGGCATTCTCGAGATGGGTCGAGAATGAATCATGGGAGCCGCAGCGCCACAATCTTTACATTTTCTCGTTATCGGAGCAACCAAGCTTGCTCAGCCAGTGGCGAAGTTACACGCCGCATGGTAAAGGTGTAAGCATAGGGTTTTCTCCGGCTCTCTTGAGAAAACTACAAGAAATCAATGGTTGCCACCTCGCCAAATGCATTTACACTTGCTGTGAAAAAGAAAATTTGTTTGACCAATTGATCGAGACCCTTCAGGCCAAGTTGGGTAAAAAGGGGGCGGAGCACCTCAAAAATTACTCAAAATGTGCGCTTGCTTTGAGAGAAGAAACTCAGTACATAATAAGGACGCTCGCGCTAATTAAGCATGAAGCCTTTAGTGAAGAGCGTGAGTGGCGGTTGATTTCAGAATCCGAACCAAATGCACACTTTGACTTATCGCTCGCTGAGTTCAGGCCCGGTGCAAGTATGTTGATGCCGTATCTGAAATGGAAGTTACCAGATGACGAATGGCTATTCGATAGTATTCTCTTAGGGCCGACTCCGCATCCCTGCTTAGCTATCGCATCGCTTAGGGCGTTAGCACTTAAATATAGACTTACTACTCAGGTACAAGAGAGCCAAATTCCATATCGCGTCTGGTAATTTAAGGATAGTTAAAAATCGGCGTTGCCTAACTAGGAATACTATACTCTGCCATAGTCGCTAAGTCGTTTATCAACCCGTCCCCGCGTGCATCCGCACGCGGACTTCGGCAACATGCACTGCATGAACGCCGACCTGTCCGACCTCCTCCGCCTGCTGCAAAACCTGATCCGCCTGGGCACCATCGCCGAAGTCAAAGGAGCGAAGGCGCGCGTGCGGCTCGGGCCGACACTCACCACCGAATGGCTGAAATGGGCCACCCGGCGCGCCGGCAGCACGCGCACCTGGTCGGCGCCCACCGTGGGCGAACAAGTGATCTTCTTTTCCCCCGGCGGCGACCTGACGCGCGGCATCATCCTGCCGGCGCTGTACTCGCAGGAATTTGACGCGCCCGAAACCAGCGGCACCATCCACACCACGCATTACCCCGACGGCGCCGTGGTGCAGTACGACCATGCGACCCACGCCCTGACTGCCACGCTCCCCGGCGGGACTGCCACCATCACGGCCGACAAAGTCACGTCGAACGCGCCCAGCACCATTTGCACGGGCGACCTGACCGTCATGAAAAACCTGATCGTCAAGCAATCCGCCACCGTGGAAGGCGTCACCACCCTAAACGGCGGCGTGAACGCCAAGGCCGGCGCCGCCGGCGGCGTGGTCATGGCCGAGCAAGGGACGATCAAAGCCAGCGAAGACGTGCAGGCCGGCGCCATCAGCTTGCTCAAGCATCCGCACGGCGGCGTCAAGCAAGGTGACGACCAGTCAGAAGGGCCATTGCCATGATGGGCATGCACGCCGCCACCGGGCGCAGCCTGACGGGCCTGCGCCACCTGCGCCAATCAGTGGCCGACATTCTCACGACACCCATCGGCTCGCGCATCCGGCGCCGCCGCTATGGTTCCGACGTGCCCGAGCTGATCGACCAACCATTAAACAGCGCCACGCAGTTGCGCATCTACGCGGCCACCGCCTTTGCCCTGCGCCGCTGGGAGCCGCGCCTGCAGCTCGCCAGCGTGCAGCTCACGCGCGACACGGACGGCGCCATCGCGCTGCTGCTCGATGGCACGGCGAATGGCCAGGGCATCACGATGGCCGTGTCCGTCAAGCAAGGCTGTGCCGTATGAGCACGCCCATCGACCTGACCCAGTTGCCGGCACCGAGCGTGGTCGAGGTGCTGGACTTCGAAACCATCCTCGCTACACGCAAAGCCCACCCGGTGAGCCTGCTGCCGGAAACCGAGCGCGCCGCCGTCACGGCCTTGCTGGAACTGGAATCGGAACCGGCCACCAAGCCGCTGGAAGAAAACGCGTGTCAGGAAACCATCCTGCCCAACCGCGTCAACGAGGCCGGCAAGGCCGTCATGCTGGCGTTTGCCCTCGACGGCGACTTGGACCAGCTCGGCGCCAACGTCAACGTGCCGCGCCTGGTCATCACGCCGGCCAATCCCAACGCCCTGCCGCCCGTGGACGCCGTCATGGAAGATAACGACGCCTGCCGCCTGCGCATCCAGGAAGCGCCGCCCGCTGACCTAGCGCCCTCGTCGACCGATTCGATCTCGTGGCCTCAAAAATTCGGGCCTTTGTCCTTCAGTATTGCAACTTCCGATTCTCGTCTGGTGATTTTGCGTCCTTTATCGCGCCCGTGTGGAACCACAGGCGGGCAAGTATTAGGTCGAAAAATAGATATGCGAGAACCCAGCTTCAAAAAACACAGGCAACGTGGCATAGTTGTTACTGGCGAAGTCGTTTTTGATTCCGCGCAATGAGGATTATCCCCCTCCGAAACGATGAACGCCCCTGATCACTATAAGTGGCATGGCGACGCATGGTCGGAAGACAAGATACCAAAAGACATAATCATTTTTCACAATAGCAAGTTGAGGAAAGTATGAACTTAGAAAAAGAAATTCCATCATCCGCCGAAGGCAGTGTTGCTCCTGCTGTAGATAGAGCATTTGTCAGAAACCTGGCTGTTAAAAACTTTGAGGCGCTACAGGCAGCCGCCATTGCTGGGAAGAATACTCACCAACTAGCCCTTGACCAGAGCGACGAAATAGAGGACTTCATCAAAACTTTGCCGTCTGAAGATAGGTCAAAATTTTCTACTCTCTACGAACAGGAGTTGAATGCAGCTACCCAAGCCTCGATCAACAAGACCATGGCGATTAATTCACAAACCGCCAACCAACTTTTAGATAACGCTACAAAAACCAATAACGTCTCTATCTGGATCAGCCTTATTGTCTTTTTCATTGTCCTGATCAGCTTCATAAAAATGATAAAGAACTGAATCACCCCGCTACCGCGTGCATCTGCACGCGGATTTCGGCGTCATGCATTGCATGAACACCGACCTGTCCGACCAAGCCCTCACCCTGACCGTGCCCGTAAACCAAGTAAGCGTCGCACGCGCGCCCATCGATCTCGCCAGTTGCGGCGCCCTGCGTGGAGGAAGTAGCGGGTTTCTAAACCATCGTCGCAGCGCGCAATGAACATCTGGTCAGCCGGCTCCGGGACGACCAGCACGCCGCAGTCACAGCGCTGCCGGCTTTTGTACAACATCGCCCATCGCACCACGCAAGACGGTCTCTGCCCCTCGCTCGCCTTCAGATGAGTCTGATCTACGTAGCCTAAACCAGGCGGCGGCGCATACGTAAGGGATGCCCTGTCCAGATAAGTACGCGACAGCCTACCATTCGTGCGCTGCGGCCTACTTCGGCTGTTCCAGCGCGCAAGAGCGCCTGTATTGCAGCGTGTCGCAAACGTTCAAGACCTGCTTAAGCGACCAACCGATACTACCTCCATCTCATGCCATCCGAGGGTGTCTCATGAATACCGCTGCCATGTCCACCTTGTCCAAGAGTACCGATGTATTAGTACATGAAAATTTTCGGTGCAGTATCTGCAACCCTCGATGAGGTATGGCTTGCCAGTGCAACATTGGGGAAATCAAACTCACTCATGGATTCATATGTCACTGCGTAAATTTCACCGCCTGTCGGCATGCGTCCTGGCGGCCTATATATTGCTGCATATGGTTAATCATCTGGTGGCCATTGGCGGAGCCGACATGCACATCACGTTCATGGAAGCGACACGGCCCCTCTATCGACATGCCGTTGTCGAGCCGCTGCTGTTGGCGTGCGTGCTGTTTCAACGTGGCAGCGGAATATGGATGGTGCTGCGGGGATGGAAAAAACGGTCCGGGTTCGTGGCATGGCTGCAGACCGGCTCAGGGATCTACCTGGCCCTGTTCCTGCTTTTTCATGTCGGTGCGGTGCTGTTTGGCCGCGCCGCGCTCAAGCTCGACACCAATTTTTACTACGCGGCAGCCGGCTTTGTGCTGATGCCGTATGAATTATTCTTTGCACCGTATTATTTCTTCGCAGTGTATGCCCGATTCACGCACCTGGGCTGTGCCGCATATTGGCAAGTCGAAGCGCATTCGCCAATGGCGCGCAGGCTCGCCATTGGCATTCCGGCAGGAGCCGGCCTGGTGGTCGCCCTGCTGATTCACCTGGCGCTGGCAGGCATGCTCCACCCGCTCGACCTTCCCGCGCAATACCTGACGATTTACCAGTAAGCAGGGCGCGACCGCACTGAGCCTGAATTCTTTTTCCGATGGCGTACATGGTGTGCCATCATGCCCGTTATCCGGTTTCCAGCTGGCGCTGGTGCCGCGTCCCTTGTCGCTCCCTCTGCGTACCCGCCCCCGCTGACGTTTTTACAACAACGTCCATCGCCCCGCCCCCTCCCCCGCGATGCCCTGCTGATATAATACTAACAATCAACTAATACCCGGCAATGAGCGCCTCAAGGCTCCCGCAACCGTCTGTGTAACGCCAAGCCCAGCCCATGCGCTCCCTTTTCGACCACGAGATCATCACACAGCTGCACAGCGGCACCCGCTCGCGCGTCTACCGTGCCAGGGCCGCCGATGGCACGGCGCTGATCGTCAAGACGCCGAATCAGCAGTTCCCCTCCTTTCAGCAACTGGCGCAATTCAAGCGCGAGTATGCGATCGCGCGCCGCTGTCGCCATGCTGGCGTGGCGCATCCGCTGGCGCTGCAGCTGCACGGCGGCCACTGGACGATGATTCAGGAGGATACCGGCGGCCTGGCCCTCGACCGGGTGTTGCGCGCGCAGGTGGCGGCGCGCAGTACGCCGTCGCAGCCCGCATTGGCGCTGGACGATTTTTTCGACATCGCGCTGCAACTGTGCGCGGCGCTGGACGAAGTTCATCGTCAGGGCGTGATCCACAAGGACATCAATCCCTCCAATCTGGTGTGGAATGACGAGCGGCGTCTGCTGCAGCTGATCGATTTCGGTATCGCCTGCGAGCTGCCCTGCGAAAGTCATGGCGTTGTCAATCTCCAGACCCTGGAAGGCACGTTGCGTTACATGGCGCCGGAACAAACCGGGCGCATGAACCGGCGGGTCGATTGGCGCGCCGATTTCTATGCGCTCGGCGCCACCTTGTACGAATTGCTGACTGGCCAGGCGCCGTTCGAGGCGGGCGACGAGATGGAACTCGTGCATTGCCACATTGCGCGCAGTCCGGACTGGTCGCACCCGGCGCTGGCAGGCTTGCCCGGCCAGCTGCTGCCGATCATCCAGCGGCTGCTGGAAAAAAATGCCGATCAGCGCTATCAGAGCCTGCAAGGCTTGCGCAGCGACCTCGCGGCATGCCGCGCGAAAAAGCCGGCGCAGGCGCTCAAGCTGTCCGACCACAACGGCCGCTTCCTGGTGCCGCAAACCCTGCACGGGCGCGAGGATGCCATCGCCATGCTGCTGGTGGCGTTTGAACGCAGTGCCGCCGGCGCCGGCGAGATGCTGCTGGTGGCCGGCCATTCGGGCATCGGCAAGTCGGCGGTCGTCAACGAAGTGCAAAAGCCCATCATCGCCCGGCGCGGCGGCTTCCTGTCCGGGAAATGCGACCAGTTCCAGCGCGACGTGCCGTATGCCCCGCTGATCCAGGCCGTCCAGGGACTGGTGCGCCAGCTGCTGGGCCAGCCCGAGGAAACGCTGCGGCAGTGGTCCGCGAAACTGCACCAGGCCCTGGGCGGCGGGGTGGGCGTGATCGTCGAGCTGATTCCCCAACTGGCCTTGATCGTCGGCCCCACCGACGCGCTGCCCGCGTCGGCGCCGGATCAGGCCCAGCTGCGCCTGGACCGATTGTTTCCCCGCTTCGTCGAAGTCTTCGCCTGCGCCGGGCATCCGCTGGTGCTGTTCCTCGACGACCTGCAATGGGCCGATGCGGCCACGCTGCGGATGATCGAACTGCTGATGGTCTCGTGCGACAAGAGCCACATGCTGTTCATCGGCGCGTACCGCGACAACGAAGTGGGCGCCGCGCATCCGCTCATGGCGCTGCGCGACAAGCTGCTCGCCCGGGACGTGCGGCTGTCGACGCTGCTACTGAGCGCACTGACCGAGCCGCAGGTTGCGCAAATGGTCTCGGCCACCGTGCGCGTGGCGGCCCCCGATTGCGCGCCACTGACCAGCATTTGCTACCGCAAGACGGCCGGCAATCCCTTTTTCCTCAACCAGTTCCTCGCCGCGCTCAATGAGACGGGCCATCTGCGCTACCGGCCGGCCGACGATTGCTGGGACTGGGACTTGCCGGCGATCGAACAGGCCAAATACACGGACAACGTGGTCGAGGTGCTGCTGGAGAAAATCCGCCGCCTGCCCACCGCGACGCAGCACCTGCTGCAACTGGCCGCCTCCAGCGGCAACCGCTTCACGCTCGACACGCTCACTCTGGCGGGGGACCGAACGCCTCGGCAGGCGCAGCAAGACCTGTGGCCGGCGCTCAGGGCCGGATTGGTCCAGCCGCTCGACGAACGCTATAAATATGTCAATGGCGACACCGCTGCGGGCAACAGCGGCGTCAGTTACCGCTTCCTGCACGACCGGGTGCAGCAGGCGGCCTACCTGGTCGCCGATGCCGATGCGCGCGTGGCCAACCATCTTCTCATCGGCCGCTTGCTGCTGCGGCATACGCCGCCGGAACGCCAGGACGAGATACTGTTTGACATTGTCGAACAGCTCAACGCGGGCCGCGCGCTGATCGACGATGCGGGCGAGCGAGTGCAGCTGGCGACGCTCAATCTCCAGGCCGGCGTCAAGGCACGACGTTCCGCCGCGTTCCAGTCCACGCTGGAACACATGCGCATTGGTCTCGAGCTGTTGCCGGCGGACGCGTGGAGCGTCCACGCCGGTCTCTGGCTCGAGCTGCAGCTGGGCGCGGCCGAAGCGGCCTACCTGTGCGGCCAGTTCGAAGCCGCCGAAGCGATGTATCCACTCGTGCGCGCCCGTGCCTTGAGCCCCTTGCAGCGGGTGCGCTGCATCGCCATCCAGGCGCACCAGTATCAATTGCAGGGCCGCCTGCTCGACGCCATCGCCGTGCAGCGCGACGGCCTGGCGCTGCTGCACATCGACATTCCGCACGAGGTGGCGCACATGAAGGCGCGCTTCGCAGACATTCTCGCCGACATCGGGCGGCAGCCTGGCGCGCATGCGCCCGAGACCTTGCTGGAAGCGGGCGACATGTACGAGCCGGACGCGGTGGCCGCGATGCAGATGATGCAGGGCCTGTGGATGGCCAGCTACTACGCCGGCCAACAGGATCTCAGCGCGCTGATGGTGGTGTCGATGACGCGCCTGTCCATGCAGCGGGGGACCAGCGATTTCAGCGCCGTCGCCTATGTCGGCTACGCGCTGATGCTGGCGCTGTACAGCGGCGACATCGCGCGCGGCTACGACTTCGGCGCGATGGCGATGACCCTGGCCAGGCGGCGTGCCAACCTGCAGACGCGCACGCTCACGGGCTTGATGTTCGGCGCGCTCAGCAGCCACTGGACACAGCCGTTGCGCAGCTCCGACGCCCTGTACGAAGAAGCGTTTGGCTGGGCGCTGGAAATCGCCGATTTCGTGCAGGTCGGCGTGGTGGCGGCCGTGCGCGCCACCGACCGGATCATCCTGGGCGACTACCTGCCGCACCTGATGCACGACATCGAGCACGACCTGGCGCTGATGCGCGCCAACGGCCAGCAGGCGATGGCCGATTGCTGCGTCGCCGCCGCCGTCCAGCCGATCAAGTGCCTGATGGCCCTGCTGCCCCGTCATGACAGCTACGACGATGCCGTCTTCAGCGAGGCAGGCTTCCTCGCACAATATGGCGACTCGCAGCTGTACCGCGCCTACTTCTTGCAAGGGAAGATACGCAACGCCTACCTGTTCGATGGCGCCGACGCCGAGCCGCTGGCCGGCCAGCTCGGCATCGTCACGCAGATCATGCGCGGCCAGGCCAAGGTGGCCGAGTGCAGCTTCTACGCCGCGCTGATCCTGATCCGCGCCTTGCGGCGCGCGCCCGCGCGCCCCGACGCGGGCGCCGTGCTGACGGTGATCGGCGCGCTGCAAGCGAATCTCGCCGAGTGGGCCAGGCAAGGCTCGGACAATAGCGCCGCCAAGCATCTGCTGGTGATGGCCGAGATGGCCCGCTACCGGGACGACCTGCAACTGGCCACGCGCCTTTACCAGCAGGCGATCGACGCGGCCGGCCTGGCGGGCTACGTCAACATGCAGGCGCTGGGCAATGAACTGTGCGGTGAATGCTGGTGCGACCAGGGACAGCCGCGCGTGGCCGCCGTCTTCATCAGGGACGCCATCGCGCACTACGACCAGTGGGGCGCACAGGGCAAGGTGGCGCAGCTGCGGGAACGCCATGCCGCGCCGCTGTCCAGGATGGATGGCCGCGCCACGCAGCGCCATTCGGTCTCTCTCACGCACGGAAGTGCCGCGCTCGACCTGGTGTCGCTGCTGAAGGCGGCGCAAATTCTGTCGAACGAAGTCGGCCTGCGCAACGTGCTGACACGCCTCATTTCCATCGTCTGCGAAAACGCCGGCGGGCAGGTGGCGCGCCTGTTGCTGCTGTCCGAGGGCAGCTACCAACTGGAAGCCAATCTCGATGGCGATGGCGTCAGCGTCCTGCAAGCGCGCCAGCTCGACCTGAACGCCGCCAGCGACCCGCAATTCCCGCTGTCGCTGCTGCGCTACGTCATCCGCACCGGCGCCGAGGTGATCGAAGACTGCATCGCGGGCGCCTCGCGCTTTGCCGCCGACCCGTACGTGCAGTTGCAACGGCCGCGCGCCGTCATGTGCCTGCCGATCCGGCACGGCGGCCAGATCGATGGCATCCTGTACTTCGAGAACCGGCTGGCCGACGCCTCGTTCACGGAGGAGCGCGTCGGCTTCCTGCGCATGCTCGGTGCACAGGCGATGATCTCGATCTCCAGCGCCAGGCTGCATGACAGCCTGGAACGGCGCGTTGCCGAGCGCACGGAACAACTGGAGGACGCCAACCGCAAGCTGGCGACCCTGTCCATCACCGACGGCCTGACGGGCCTGTCGAACCGGCGCCATTTCGACGACGTGCTGCGCGCCGAATGTGCGCGTGCCACGCGCGTCGGCCAGCCGCTCGCCGTCATCATGCTCGATGTCGACTACTTCAAGCTGTTTAACGACCGTCACGGCCACCAGGCCGGCGATGCCTGCCTGATCCGGGTCGCGCAGGCGCTGGCGGCCGGCATGCGGCGCGCTGGCGACCTGACGGCGCGCTATGGCGGCGAAGAGTTTTCGATCGTGCTTCCGAACACCGGCGCGGACGAGGCGCGCCAGATCGGCGCAGCGCTGCGGCGCGCCATCGAAGACCTGGGCATCGTCCACGCGAGCACGCAGGCGCGGCAGGTGACGATCAGCGTCGGCATCGCGGTCCAGTCGGCGCCGGGCGCCGCCGATCCGGACGCCCTGTTGCGCCTGGCCGATGCCGCGCTATACCAGGCCAAGGATGCGGGGCGCAATTGCGTGGTGCTGAGGATGCTGTCGCCTGGCTGAGCGGCATGCGGCGCGCGCCATATTTCACGGCGCGGGGCGACGCCTCACTCGCTGCCATGACTGGTCTCGCGTGCCTGCGCCTGCGCCGTTTCCTGCGACGAAAAACCGTTGAAGAACAGGTTGAGCAGCACGGCGACGACGGCGGCCAGCAGGATGCCGCTGTGCAGCAAGGGCGACAAGGCCTTCGGCATGTGCTGCGCATATTGCTCGGCCACCAGCGGCAGCATGCCGAAGCCGATAGCCAGGGCCACGATGAACAGGTTGTTGCGGTTGCTCTTGTAGTCGACGCCGGCCAGGATGCGGATGCCGGTGGCGGCAACCATGCCGAACATCACCAGCCCTGCCCCGCCCAGCACGAACGCCGGCACGGCTTCGGCCGTCTGCGCGATCTTCGGAATCACCCCCATGACGAGCAGGATGAGGCCGGCCGCCACGCAGACCCAGCGGCTGCGCACGCCCGTCACGCCCACCAGGCCCACGTTTTGCGAGAACGAGGTGTAGGGAAAAGTGTTGAAGATGCCGCCGATCAGGGTGCCCAGGCCATCGACGCGCAAGCCGCGGCTGATATCGGCCTGCGTGATGCGCTTGTCCGTCATTTCTCCCAGCGCCAGGAACATGCCCAGGGACTCGATCATGACGACGATCATCACCAGGCTCATGGTGACGATGGCGACCACGTCGAAGGTCGGCATGCCGAACTGGAACGGCGTGACGATGGCAAAGGCCTTGGCGCTGGCCACCTTGGCGAAATCGGCCTTGCCCAGCGCAAACGACAGGGCCGTGCCGGCGATGATGCCGATCAATACCGCGATATTCGACAGGAAACCGCGGCCATACTTGGCCACCAACAAGATGACGGCCAGCACGAAGAACGCGATGCCCATGTTATCCAGCGCGCCGTAGCCGGGATTGGCGATCAGGGGCGCGGGGCCGGCCGGGGCCGGCAAGCCGGCCGCCGTGGCGGCAGCGGCCATCTTGAGAAAGGCGGGATCGGCAATCTGCGCCATGGCGGGCGGCCCGCCCATGGCCCAGTTCACGCCCACGCGCATCAGCGACACGCCGATCACGGCGATGATGCTGCCGGTAACCACAGGCGGAAACAGGACCAGCAGGCGGCTGATGAAGGGAGCGATCAGCATGGAGACGACGCCGGCGCCGATCACGGCGCCAAAGATGCCGGTGATGCCCAGCACCGGATTGTTTGCCATGGCCAGCATGGGACTGACGGCGGCAAAGGTCACGCCCATCATGACGGGCAGGCGGATGCCGAAGGTCTTGCCGATTCCCAGGGACTGGATCAGGGTGACGAGGCCGCAACAGAACAGGTCGGCACTGATCAGCGCCGCCACCTGTTCGGGCGGCAACTTGAGGGCACGCCCGACGATCAGCGGCACGGCGATGGCGCCCGCATACATGACGAGCACGTGCTGCAAGCCCAGGGTGAACAGTTTTCCCGCTGGCAGCACTTCATCGACAGGCGATGGCGCGGCAGGGACGGCACCTGGCACGCTGCGGTGGATGGATTTCAAACGGGGAGTGGCCATTTACGCTCCATTTCCTGGGTTGCCACGCTCCGGCTGGGCGCAGTTGAATGGGAAAAGCAAGAGAGAAACGGGACGACAGGAATACACTGGCGGCGGATGAGGCATGCGAAGCTCCTTGGATGGGACGACCAAGGCATCCCATGCACGCATCGTGCCAGGTGGATTGTATACAGAAATTGTGGCAAAAATCATCAAAGATCGGCCAAGCTGGCGGCGACCGCACCGTTTTCTCGCATGCCGCCCCGCGCATGCACCAGAAGGCGGCAAAGGCGGCAGTGCTGGCAGGCTGCGGGGACGGATGGCTGGAAGCTGAAGCTGAAGTGGAGGTGGAGGTGGAGGTGGAGGTGGAGGTGGAGGTGGAAGTGGAAGTGGAAGTGGAAGTGGAAGTGGAAGTGGAAAGCTGGAAGCCGCTGACTGGTACCTGGCGCCCATCCCGGTAGAGGAATACCTCCCCTGCTGGCGCCTCTGGGCAGCGGGGACTGCGTTGAGCGTCGTCGCATGGTTCGCCACGCGTTCTCCTCACGCCTTGTCCGCGCTCCTGATGGTGTGACAGCAGAAGACGCGCCCTACCGGGACAGGCTTTTAGCCGCCAGAGCAGGCCTCAAGCAGCGATTCCAGCTGGCGCACATGGGCGGCACGCAATTGCTCGCGCGCCAGCAGGGCTTGCACTTGCTCGAAGATGCCATGGGATGGCACCGCCGGCAAGGCGGGAGCGGCCGGGAGCGTAGCGATGCAGGGCGCGCTCACCGGCCAAGTGTCCACCTTCGATGCGGGCGCCCATGCCGCACAGCCGGTCAATACACTCACCAGCAATACCTTGCCGGCATACTTGATACTCCGCCTCCTTGCCAGCCATCCGCTACGCTCACATTGCTCACATTGCGGCCGCCTCATGGCATTTCACTGGCGATCAGCGCCTCGGCCGCGCGGCAAGCGTCGTCACCTGGCTGCAATGCCAGGATGCGCGCCGCTGCCGCCTGGGCGTTTGCCTGCCCAGCCTGCGCACTGGCCAATGCCTGCCGAGCCCGTGTCGACCGCCGTACTTCTTCCTCCCGCATCGCATTCAGGGCCTGACTCTGGCGCCGCAACAGACCCTGCACCTCCTGCACTTGCGTCGCGCATGCGGCACGACCCGCTTCGCGGCCCCAGCGCTGGGCGCAAAACACGGCGGCACCCAGCAACAGCAGCATGGCCACCATGCTCAACGACGGCTTCATGCCAGCACCTTGCGCGCAGCTACATACAAGGCCAGGCGTTCGGCCAGGCCGTTCACGCCGCCGTTGATGCGGCGCGTCACCCGTTCCTGGTCGCCCGCGTCGGCCAGGCGGTTCAAGCCGCGCGATTGCCAGAACCAGCCCGCCGAGCGACACGCGAACATCGTTTGCTCCAGCAACTGCGGCGCCGCCAGCAAATCCAGGCCCAGCGCCACGCCGCACGCGGCATAGTTGGCGCGCCCCGTCACCTGCAGCAAACCGCGCCCCTTGAAACGCACGCCATCGCCAGCGATCACATTGCCCAAGTCCGCCCTTCCTTCATAGGCAGCGCCGCTGGCCAACTCGCGCACATAGCGCAACTGTCCCGATTCGTGGCCCACCTGCGCCAGGAACGACGCCTGGCGCAGCGGTGTATCGATGCTGAACTCGGCCATCGCCGCATTCAGGGGCGCCAGGAACAGCGTAGCGCGGCGGCCAGCCAGCGGCATGATCTGCATCAATTGGGCGCCTGTCACAGCATGCCCCGCACATCCTTGACGGCAGCGGCCGCGTCGGCCGCCAGTTCGCCGATATCCTTGCCGCGCCGCTTGTCGAACCAGCGCACGCAGGCGCCCAGCACCCACCAGGCTGGCAAGCCGGCCGCCACCATCAGCGGCGCGGCGATGAACAAAAAACCCGTGGCCGGATCGCCGCCATACAGGCCTGCCACGGTCTTCGCGCTGTCGAACAGGCTGGGCCACCACGACAGCACGGCGGCCACCAGCACGGGGCCGAGGAAGGTGGAAATGATGATGCTGGAACAAAACCGAATGAATGCCTCCTTGGTGGACTGGGGCCACATGAACATGAAGCCCAGCGACGTGGCGGCGGCGCCGGCCAGCACGGGCACGCCAAACAATTTGATCAATGCGCCGCCGGCGGCGGTGGTTTCGAGGGCCATGATTGCCTTTCAGGTGGTGGAAATGAAAAAACCCGCCGAAGCGGGTTGGGATGTTGCATGCGCAGTCTCAGTCTTTATGCCACCTTCACGATGACACGGGCGCGTCCATCGTCTTCGATGGCGATGACCTTGCCGATGGCACGCATATATTGCTGGAGCGTCATGTCTTCCTCACTGATGGCAATGCCCGCAATGCCCTCGCCTTGCTGCACCGGCAAGATGAACTGTCCGGAAGTGGCTCCCAGGACGTTGCATGGCACCTGACCGGCGAAAGCGATGCGGTCGACCGTCTGGCGCAGCGCTTCGAGTGCCGCATCGAAGGCACGCCCGGGAGCCTGCCGAACAGCCCACTCTTCATCCGTATCGCCTGCCAGCGGCACCTCGCGGTATACGGCAGCCTTGGCGGGAATCGCCGGCGAGAGCAGGGTCAGGCCATCGTAGACGGCTTCGACTGCAGGTTGCGCTTCGCTGACCAGTTGCGATTCAACGCGATCAACAGTACGCGTCACGGATGCCGGACGCTGGCCAAGTTGTTGCGACCATTTGTCGCCACCCACCATGCAGGGATCGGTGGATTTCACGGCAAACGAGATGGCGTCGCCCCAGCGATCGGTCAGCTTGCCATCCGCGCCGATGCCGATCAACTGACCTGCCGCGACGATGCCGCATGCAGGAGACTTCAACATGTATTCGGCATAGTCGGCGCCACTGGCATTGATTGTGCCGGCGGCATTGATGCTGCGGCCGGTGGCCTGGACGCCCACATACAGCACGGCGGTGCTCCCTGCCCACGATGCGGTACCGGCGCCAGCCAAAACCGCCAGGGTCGCCGTCGCCGGTTCGCCAGTACGGCCCACGTACAGTATCTCTCCCGCCGGTGTCGTGTCCTTGTAAATAGTATGGAGATCGCGCGCGCCCGCACTTGTGGAGGCCGGACCGCAGCGCATATTGCCCGGCCACGCCACCTGGCCCGTGCCGGTAACGCCCAGCAAAGGTGCGGAGAAAGTCCCGGTGCTTTCATCATAGGCCCGCAGATTCATCTTGTAGCCTTGATAGTAAAGGCTCCCGGCTCCTGCCGAGGTGGACCAGAGGAAGCGGCCGGGAAACGCAGCGCCAGGTATGCCACCGACACCAAGCGCACCCACTTCGTAATATGTGTTTGCCAACAATGGATTGCCGCCATTCGGTATCGTCAAGCTGCTTTGCTGTGCGCCGCGCGTACCTGCATGAATGGTTTTAGGACCATTTAACGTTGAGTTGGTCTGCAACTCGACGGCTCCCGGTCGCACCGTCATGGCCGGTGCGCCGCCAACACTCAGCGCATACACAGCGATGGCATCCCACGAATCCTTGGGCGGCTCGGTCCCCAGGAACTCCAGCTTTTGCTGAAACCACATGTTTGAATCGATGTAGCAGGACAGCGTGGAAAACTGCACCGCGCCCACATAGATGACGCCATCGCTGCCTATCTTTACTCCCTGGATATCGGCATGCTTGCCATCGCCGGTGCTGTACCAGGAGCCGCGAATCTTGCCGTCGTTATCACAACGCAACAAAATGACCGTTTCGATGCCATTGGAGAAACCTTCGTAGGATGAATACGAGGTCGCACCGGAAATCCGGATAGTGGCTTCGCCGCCCAAGGCGGCCACATTGAATTTGGCAATACGCCACCAGCCATTGCTTAGACCAACATTCTGCTGCTGGCCAGGGCCACGCACCGCCATGGTAATGAAGCTCGGCGTCGTGATCGGTCCTGACATGGTGCCGCCAGTTAAAGGCAGCGCATTGTACGGTCCCGCCGCAAACGCCCGATCCATTTCATTCAATTTCTCGTTGACGTTGGGCATACCGTCATAAAATTTATCCGCCATTTAGATTCCTTCAATTTGTAGTGGTGCTGAATAAGTGTCAAAGTACGGCGTAGTTACCGCATCGCTATTGCTGGCTTTGCCATACAACATGTAGTCCTGCTCCAGCAGCGGATCCGGGTTTTCCGGGAACAAACTGAACAGCATCGCCTTGCCCTTGCCGTTCTCGCGCAGGATGCGCATGAAGCGCGCCCGGTCCATCGATGTCAGGTGCGTCAGATTGATGCTCAGCTTGTCGCTGCTCGTACCCAGCGCAGTTTTCAGGTTGCCTGCACCCGTGCGGTAATTTTCACTGCTATCCTGCGTCTGCAACTGGGCGCCATACTCGGCGTTGTATTGCGGTGAACAGTAATTGCCCACCACCAGCCGCGAGATTTCCAGGTAGCCTTCCGGGCTTTGTGGCGCAGACACGTCGATCACTACCTGGCGCACGCGCACAGGAGCGAACCATGTCACGCCGTCCGCGCCGCCGCCGCACGGCCAGGTGTTTGCACCGCCCCACTGATAGGCGTTCCAGCCGAGCGGCAGAACGCCCCAGGGATAGGAGCCATGCACGGCAGCCGGGCACGGGAAGATGCTGCCTGTGTCGAATACCGGCACGGCGTCGCCCGGCTGGGCATAGCCGCGCACGCGCATGCGCGCGCTGCTGGTCATGTTGGTGGAGATCAGCGCCACGCAGGCGATGGACTCCTGCGTCGGCCAGGTGGCGGTGATGGTCTGTGCAGTGCCGCTGGCGCGCAGCACGGCGTTCTTGCTGTCGCGCTGCAGGTTGGCCGGGCCCAGTTCGCCGGTTTGGCTCGAGGCAGTCAGCACCGCGCGGTCAGCGGCGTTGTCGTGGATGATGCGAAGATTGCTCATGGCGGCAATGCCCTTTCCAGAATGAGGTAAGTGATTGGTGAAATAAACCCAGTGGCAACGCCGATAGGCTCGGTGGCGGCAATTTCCCAGCGCCGCTTCGACAGCATCACCTCGACTATCCCGGTACTGGTGGACGAAATGAAAAAACCCGCCGAAGCGGGTTTGAGAGGGATGACTGCCTGGTCACACGGCCTTGACCATCACATAAGCCCGGCCATCTGGCTCGATCGAGATCACGCGGCCGACTGCCTGCAGGTACTGCTTCATGCTGAGATCGTCCTCGTGCACGGCGATGCCCTTGATGCCGGCGCCGTCCTGCACCGGCACGATGTAATCACCAGGCTGGGTACCCAGCACGTTGACCGGCACGCGGCCGGCGATGGCGATGCGGTCGACTGTCTGGCGCGCGGCTTCCAGCGCCGCGTCGAAGGCGGCCATGGCTTCGGCGTCCTGCAGCACGGCGGCGTTGTGGGCGGCCAGTGCGGCAGCGAAGGCTTCCTGCTTCTCAGCCCATTCGTCGTCGCTGTCGCCGGTTTCGGTCACCACGTCCTCGTATTCGGGTGGGTTGGTGCCAGGTACTGCCTGCTTCGCGACCACATCTTTACTGCGGAGGGGGTGAGTCGGGGCGGGCCCAGCCTGGGGAGATGGTCGCTGCCCGACCTCATTCGCCCAGGAGTCGCCACCGACGAACGAGGGCGCTGTCGATTTGATCGAGAACATGATGGCATCGGCCCACTTGTCAGTGACCGTGTTGTCGGCTGTGATACCGACTATTTGGCCGGGGGAGACGACACCGCAGATTGGACTTTTGAAAATGTACTCGGCATAGTCGTTGCCGCTAGTATTTACTGTTCCACCGGTTCTAATACTGCTGCCTGTTACAGTATGCGTCGCCACATTCAAGGCGGCCCCTGCACTGTTTCCATAGTTGCCACTAACTACATACGCATTAACGCAGTTGCCAATACGAAGTTTCGGGGAACCTTGCGGCTGTGTATTGGGTTCCCCAATATCAAGAATACCGGGTATGGTTACTAAGCCGTCTCCTTTAATGTCAAGTAATGCACTGGTCCAATTACTGCTGCCAGTGTCATAAGCCCGCAGAGTAAGATGATACCCCGGGGTATAGAGCACACTCCCGGGGGCTGTCAGAAAACCAAAATGCCCGGGATAAGCAAGGCCAGCTACACCAGATACCCCGAGTCTTAAAGTTTCAAGGGGAGCGGCAGTGCCTCCAGCAATGCCACCCGCAAGGAACGAATTGCATCCTGATGCCACGTCGCCATTCTGCCCGGTATAAATAGCGTCTGAAAACATGGTTGACCGTGCTCCTCCCAATCTCCCAGTAACACCTTTCCAACGCGGGGCAATGTGGATGGGGTTGGCCGGGGAAGTAGCCGAGTCAAAAACTATTGTTCCAACTGGCGTTGAGTTAGTCTCAACCGGCAATGCATACGTTGTTGTGCCAATTCCCGTTAAATCGAATGAAATGGTTGAAAAAACCCCGGCATCAAAAAAAGCATAGACGTCATTCTTCCCGTCTGCACGTCGCACAACCATAATCCGAGATTGCCAAATTACCGGACCTTCAATATGCCAGTCCACGTAGAAACCGCCTCGCACGCCCATAAATATCGTGAAGGGAGATGAAGTAGACGCCGCCCAGCCATTATTGAATACGCCCCGAATAAGAAGATTTGAAAGTTCCCCTAAACTTTCTTCGTTCATTGTGGCGATAAGGAGCCAGCGAGTGGTTCCAGTTCCTTGCGATAAAAAGTTAAAGCCATACTTGGCAGTCGTTCCAGCACCGATAGGTGGGCCTGATCTGACAGGAATTGCAGGATCAAGCCACTCCGGGGTCATGTATCCATTCGGTCCGCCAAGCGGCGACCGCCCCACAGCTGGCGCATACGATGCCACTACGGCACCGCGCCCCGCCAGCTCATTCAAGCGCTGGATCGTATCCTTCTGACCATAGTAAAAAAAATCACCCATTACAGTTCCTCGATTTCGATGTTGGTGGCATATGCCTGGAAAGATGGCGTGGTGATGGCGGCCAGATTGGCCAAACGCCCATACACCTGGTGCGCCTGCTCCAGCTCGACGTCGTCGCTATCCGGATACAGGCTGACAAAAAGTGGGCGTGACAGTCCGTTGCCGCGCACGATGCGCCACAGCTCGGCGCGGTCCAGCGGCGTCATGTGATCGAGCGCCAGCGACAGCTTGCGGTACATCACGCCCCGCTCCACCTTCTGTTCGCCGGCGCCATTGCGGTACTGGCTGCTGGTATCGATTGGCGTGACACCGGCGCCATACGACGCGTTCTGCTCGGGACTCCAGTAAGGGCCAGCCACCAGGCGCGCGGCCTCGATGTAGCCGGCAGGATTGTCGGGGTCGGCCAGGTCGATCACCAGCTTCCTGATGCTGCGCATCTGGAACCAGCAGCGGGCGTAGGTACCGCCGCCGTAACTGTAGGCATTCAAGCCCAATGGCAATGCGCCCCAGTCCCACATGCCCAGCCGCGCATACTCGCACGCTGGCATGACGCCCGTATCGAATGCAGGCGCAGTGTGGCCAGGCTCGATGTAGCCGCGTGCGCGGATGGTCGCCGCTGGAGTCAGGTTACAAAACGGCAGCGCCACGCCGCCGATGATTTCCGGTGACGGCCATGTTGCCGTGATGCTCAGCGCAGCGCCGGTTGAGCGCAATACCAGAGACTTTCCCTCGCGCTGCAGGTTAGCCGGCCCCAAGGTGCCGGCCTGGCTCGATGCGGTCAAGATCGCTCGGTCAGCGGCGTTGTCATAGAGAATACGTAGAGTTTTCATTAAACTTTCACCAGTTTCCAGGTGATCTCAGTTGGGTTGATGTAGCCGTTCCCACTGACCGGGGTCCAAGTAAATCGAATGTATATCCGATTATCGAGAGGCAAGAGGGAGGCTCCATTGTTGAGGCCATCACCAACAACAATAGACGCTTCGCCATAACCATTGCAGCCACCGCGCCAGCTCTGACCACCTGAAATCGTGGCATTGGCCAAAAAAGTGTCCGACGGTACGGCATGCCATGTAGACTCGAATGTATGCCCGGTATCGATATAAACAGTAAATGGACGATATTCGTTACCAGTCCATCCCACTATTCCTGGCGAGATATACTCCACTCCATGCTTCACCAGATTCGGTGGCGACAAGATTCTGCGGGCAAAAGTACCTTCGCCATCGGCGGTGATACGCACTGCTCCCGAGCCAGCATAGATAAACGGCATACTGCCGGTAGCGTTAAAATCGATAAACGTCGTATTATTTTCGTTCTGACCACGTCCGGCAATAATGGTGGATGCCGTCAACGTCCCGGAAAAAGTTCCCTTTGCCCCTATCAGTTCACCACGAAAAGTTCCGCTATTCGCATAAAAATTCCCGTTCCGGTCCAAAAGCCACCCCGTATCCCAGCCATTCCAGTTGCTGCTGTAAATGTCGCCACCGATCTGGGCGTTTAAGATGGCGGCGTTGGCGATGTAAGTCGGCGAATTGGACGGCGTGATCTGGCCATAAAGATTGTCTCCAAACCTCGCTCCTGGGCCATCGGCCCAAGCCGATGGCACCGTCTGCGCGGCAAGCGCCACGCCGAAGTACCACGACGAGGTAAAAAGGTAGGCGTCGACGGCACCTTTGCCAACAAGCACGCCGCGCACAGACGCGTAAGCGGCCCCTGCCGGCGCCACAGCAAATACAACGGATCTTGGCCACACGCTCAGGGGGCCTGTAGTCGACACGTCGTCCACAGCGTTCCCACCCACCTCCGTTATATACTTGTCTGCGGCGTCGTAAAAGGCAACATTCGCCGCCCCCTTGCAGCGGTGAGTCGTCATGTAGATACTGAATTCATAGTGCACACCGGAAATCACCGGAAATTTTCGGAATGCGCCTGCCTGCCTCGGGGTCATGATAGCCACCGCATCTACTGGAACAGTCCCGGGGCACCGCATGTAGACGCCACCGGCGCCGGTCGGGCGGTAGAGCTCTGGACTCTCAACAACGGCGGTTAGCCCCGGGGCGAAGGAATATTCCACGCCGAAGCCCACCACGGTGCCAGGGTACGGACCGGAATTACTGATCAGATTGCCTGCGCCTATCCCTGCATTCATAAAGTTCGACGTCAAGGGCGTGCCGGCGCTGAGGATAATGTTGCCAGCTGTATCCTTGATGCTCAGCCCTCGCGCATCAATCTTTTCGGCTGTAACTGAGTCTGCCGCCAGCGCCTTTGTTGCCACTGTTCCAGGCACAAGCAGGTTTCCATTTAATACGGTTCCCAGTTCCAGCCATCCACCATCGACAAAGAACTTCGTCACCGCATGCGTCGCGTCATACAAGGTCACCACGTCGCGGTTGAGCGGTGCGCCATATCCGGCGTGGCCCAGCTCATACACGGCCGACGCATCCGACCAGGCCGAGTAACCAGGCGCCGTCACCGTCACCGTGCCGCGCTGGCCAGTAGCACCGTCGGCGGCCAGGCGCGCAGCGGCGGCCCATTCGCCTGGCGCGATGTCGTCGGCCGCCGCACTTGAAACGGCCGTGGCGCCGGACATGAACAGATAGGCGCCGCCCGCCGACGGCACCTGGGTGGACCAGCCGTTGTTCAACCCGGCCAATTTGCCCGTGGCAAACGTAAACGTGCAGACAGCCGTGGGCAGCGGTGGCGCAATATTGGTCGCGCCACGCTGGTAGATGGGTACGGAAATCACGTTCAAACCATCAGTGCCGTCCTTGGCCAGCTGCACCGCCCCCGCCCACTCATTGGCGGCGATATTGTCCGTGGCATTGCGCGAACTGGCGGCGGCCACACGCACGTACAGCGGCGCCGTGCCGGCCGGGATATTTTTCGACCAGCCATTGGCCAAATCATTGCCGACCGGCGTCGTGATGGCGGCGGTACTAAAGGTAAAGATCACGTCGCCCGGTGAATCACCGGGCGCAGCGGCGGCACGCTTGTAGGCGAAGGCCTGGCCCGTGTTCAATCCCGCCAGGCCCGTCTCGCCGGCGGCGCCGTCGAAGACCTTGCTGACCATGTAATTGGCGAGGTAATCAACGCCAAACTCGCGGATACGTGCCTGCACCAGCGCCGTATCGGTAGTCATGCTGGCAAAATCGACCGTGGCCACGTTGCCGTTGACCCGCAACGCCGTGCCGGCGGATACGGAAAACACGATATCACCCACCACGTTCACGGGCTTGGCAGTGATGGGGATCGAGCCGGGCGCGCCCTCGCCGGCGCTATTGACGCGAAAGACGGGCGTGCTGGCGGACATCAGGATCGCCTTGCCATCGGCAACGGTACTGAAACGCTCCGCCGTTGCCTGCAGCAGCCTGTCGCGCTCCCCCACAATCGCGCTCATACGAGCACCCCCACCGTCACCCGGCCCGTCAGCCAGAAGCGCGACAGCAGCACCACCACGCCCGGTACGCCATCCTGCAAGCCGAAGCGCTCAACGCGCAAAGTTACGGGCTGTCCCAATTCGAGCATCATCATCTCGGGTTCTCCATCGAATTCATAAATGGTGCGCGGCACCTTGTTCAAGGCCAGGCGCCGCTGCGCTTCCGCGCGGGCGTCGGCCCGCGTCTTCAGGCATGTATCGATCTGCACCGGGTCGTCGCTCAGGCGATAGCGCGCACGCACCGCCTCATCGACCACCGTCTCCGTCAGCCATTCCGTGGCGTACAAATCCGCATGCGCGGGCGGAATGCTGGTCGTCAGGGCGGCTTGCAGCGTGTAGTTGCGGTCGAAGCCGATCTTCACGGCCGCCGTCACCGGCACGCGCTGCGCGGGACGCAAGGAGCGCTCGCGCATCTGCTCCGGACCGATCTCCACCGGCACGCCGGCGGCCGGCAACGCGATCTGCACCAGGCGCAGCTGGCCGGTGCGCGACATGATCGCCTGGGCCCCCACGCTGGCCGCCAGCTGCTGGATGGCTTGCGCCTGGTTCGCGCGGTCCGCTACATACAGGCCCACCGGCTGCGGGTGTGCCGCATCGAAGGCGGCCAGGTTGACCAGGTCCAGGTCGTCCGGGGTAAAACGGTCGGCCGCCTTGCCGTAGGCGGTGGCGATGCGCTGCACCAGCGGGGCGATGCGCGGTGCATAGCCGCCGCCCTTGTCGCCCTGCACGCTGGCCGTGATCGTGGTGGAAAACGGATCGGTCGTCAGGTTGAAGCGCCCCGCCTGGTCATTGAGCGCCACGGCGATCGGCTTGCCGTTGGTGCGCACCTCGAACGTCGATTCGACCGCGCCGAGAAAACCGTACTCCAGGGTGGCTGGATTGGTCAGCAAGGGCGCCACGTTGTGGCATTCGCCAAACGGAATTGGCAGGATGGCGTCCTTGTTCGGCGTCGTGCCCCCCAGCTTGGCTTCGGAAATCGGCGTATTCAGGCGCTGCAGCTTGTCGCGCAGTACCAGGTTGACCGACTCGCGTCCCGCACTGGCCACGTCGGCGATGATGCCGTCGAAGACCAGCCGGAAGTCGGCGCGCGGCCACGATGCATCGCCGGCCCAGGCCTTGATCGGCCGGTTCATCCAGACGTCATCCAGCCAGCCATCGAGAGCCCCGTCGGCGTTATCGAGTTCGATATCGCCGCCCGACAGCCCCGCCTCGCCGGACAGGCTGACCTGTTCCGTGAAGGCCAGGCCGCCCTTGGCCAGCGGCTGGTACGCGGTATTCGCCGGCACCTCAACCGGCCCGGTGACGTAGGGCCGCGAGGCGATATACCGCGTCACCTCACTGCCGGCCACGTTCACCTGCGCCTCGATCAGCACCATGCGGATGGCCGACGGGCTTTGCAGCCAATCCTGAAATTGCGCATCGGTCATGCGTATTCTCCTTTCACTGCATTGGCCCAGGCGGATGCCCGGGACGATTTATCCACGCCATCGACCACCGTCCTGGCGGCGTTGGCATTCGATTCAAAGGTAGCCTGGATGGTGGCGCCCGTTTGCGCCCGCTGGTCGGCGCGCAAGCCTTCCAGTTCGACACGCATGGCCTGGTTGTCTTCGCGCAGGCCGCGGATTTCGGCCACCAGCACCTCGGAGCCGACGTTCGCCGCCGACGAGTAGCGCACGGGGTCGAAGACTACCGCTGCAACAGGGGAAGTCATCGCAGCCAGTGCCGCGACCACGGGAGGATTACCGAGTTGCACCCCCAGATCCGCCGCACCGCCCATCGCCGCCCGCAGGCCGGCGATGGCTTGTACCACCGTCAGCACGCTGTCGTTGATGGTGATCAGGCCTGACACCTGGGCATGGAGCGCATCCAGGCTGGCCTGCTGCACGTCGACCTGCGCGGCAGCCCATTTCAACGCTTCCTTGTTCGCTTCCACCACGCGGGCGTAATCGGCCGCATAACGTGCGTCGGACGCGTTGACCACCTGCGAGGCCGTCAAAAAGGCCTGCTCGGCGGCAGACAAACCCGATTGCGCCGTCGTGTCGCCCGCATTCGCGGCCGCCAGGGTTTTCTCGAACTGGGCCCGCGCTTCAGCGTACTTCTGCTCAGGCGTCAGCGTCGACTGGGCCCCCAACGCCATGCTGGAGTTCAGGCCATTCAGGGTCGTCACCCACGATTTCGATTTCTCCAGCGCCGACTTGGCCGCCGCCGATTCCGTCTCGTAGGCCTTGGCCAGCGCATCCTTCGCGCTGGTCACCGCCTTGACAGCCTGGATCTGGTCAAACAATCCCCGATTACCGTCGGCGATGCCGGCGCGCTGGGCGGCCAGCAATTGCGCTTCGCTTTGCGTCAGCTGATTCAACTGCTGTTGTAAGTCCCGCCGTTCGCTGGCGATGTCGCTGGCCGTCTTGCTCACTACGGCCAGCTCGCCCGTGGCGGCGCTGAGGTCGGCGGCATAGTCGGCCGCCTTCTTGAACGGTTCGGCCAAGGACAGCAGGGCCACATACAATTCAGCCGACCCTTCTTTTCCGATAGCCACGCCATCAGCAGCGGACAGTACGGCAGCCTTGAAGCCATCCATCGTCGTCACGCCACCCAAGCTCAGCTTGCCCATGGCGTCATTCACCGAATTGGTGATCGGCGCCATTCTTTCGGCTTCAGTCAGGAAGTTTTCGACGAAAAACCCCGTACCACTTGTCAGTTTATCGATACCACCAGCTGCGTCGATCAGATGTTCGCTCAACTTCACGGCACCCAGGCCTGTCGTATTGAATGCCTTGCCCAGCACCGCCAGTACATCCGTCACTTGCATGTAGTCATTCGCAACGCGCGCCAAGGTTTCCAGATACCCCTCGCCGACCTTCTGGTACTGCTCCAGGCCGCCCACACCAAACTTGGCCATATCGTCGCCCAGCTTGGAAAAGGCAGCTTCCAGCGCTTTCTGAATCTCGTCACCTTTCAGGTCTTTCAGCGAGATCTTGCCCAGATCGACCACGAAGGACTTCAACCGCGCGTTGAATGCATCACCGCCCATTCCCAGCATGCCGGCCGCCGCCTTGACGGTATCGGAAAGGCCGAGAATGACTTTACCGAATTGATCGTTCGCTTCGCGGTCGAGACCACTCAATGCCGTACGTTTCTTGTCACGGGAAAACCAGCCACCCGACGTCTTGGTATCCGTGTACTGACTGGCCGATACGCCTCCCTCCTGAATGCTGTCCAGCGTAGCCTTGTGCAACATGAGGCCCGTGTCGATCGTCGTCGTTTTACCGCCGAAGATAGAGCCAAGGATGCCGCCCGTGATTTTTCCGACCAGCCCTCCTGTCAGCTTATCGAGCGTCAGGCCAATGACACCTCCCGTGATGGCAACGCCAAGTGCGGAAGAGCCAAACGTCGCCGCGCTGCCCTTGCTATCCGGCGCCATCGCGCCCGTCACGCCGGAATTGCGCACCAACAGTCCGCCCAAGCCACCTATGCCCGCCGCCACCTGGCGCAGCGAGTAAGCCATCGAGGCGGAGTACGCGAGCCCGAGTCCGGAGTTTTTCTCCATGATTTCCAGCGAATTCGCGATCGAATTACTCTTTGCGCTGCTGTCGCCCAATACCGTGCCCGTGCCAGTTGCCGCCTGCCTGTCCTTGGCGGTGGTATCGCCACCACCGCCGCCGGAAACGGCAACGCCGATGGCCATCAGCATGCCAGCCACCATGGCGAATGCGCCGATGTTGGCTGGGAATGGCGCAGCCAGCGAAGCGGCAAGGGCCGACGTTCCGTAGGCGCTGGACTTGGCCGCTTCCGCCGCAGCCACCGGAGCGACAGATGCCGCAGTACTTGTAACTTCCGCAGTCGTCGCTGCTGTTTTCGCCGTCGTCACCAGGGTGATATTCGTTAGTTTTTCAAACAGCGACTTGGCATTCATGGCAAATTCATAGGCACGGAAGCCTTTTTCCACCTTTTCCATGAGTTCATAGCCGGCCGACTTCTCTTTGAAAAAGCCTTTCGCGGCAGTCGCCATGTCGTGATACTGCTTGACCGTGGCCCTTTTCCTGTTTTCCTGCGCCTTTTCCTGCCCTTTTTCGGACGGGTCTTCCTTCACTTCCTTGGCGAAGTTAAAATCGATATCGTCCTGCGCCTTCCTGAAGCCCAGCAAGGCCGTGGTCATTTTTCCGATAGTGCCGCCCACCTTGCCAAACGCGCGCTCCAGCTTTTCACCGAACGTCTTGGCAAATTCACCCGCCTCCTTCCATTCCGCCTCGCTATATTTGCGTGTGGGGGTTGCCGGTGCTGCCTTTGCCTTGACATCGGCGGCCTCTTTGCCTGCCGTGTCCAGCTTGTCCTGGCGCAGCTCCTCAATCGCAAAAGCGCCATATTTGGCGCCTGCGCCGGCCGTGGCTGTGCTACCTGCGGCGCGGAAAGCCGCCAGCCGCGTATAGGCATTGCCCAGGCCATTGACCACCTTGAAGGCATCGGCCAACGACTTCGCCTCGCCGGCATTCCATGTCCCCAGGGCCTTCGAGGCGGCGGTGGCATCGCGTGCCTGCTCGGCCAGGGCGCGCAGCAACACCGCCGACGATTCCGCCTCCGTATTGGCCGCCTTCATGCCCTCGGCCGCAGCCAGGCTGGCCTCGCTGATTGCTTTCAGTACCTGTGTGGTATCGGTCGCCTTCGTCAAGTCAATGACAAGTTTTAATTCTGTTATCTCTGGCATGGTTGGCCCATAAAAAAAGGCCGCGCATGGCGGCCGGGTTGGAAAATGCGGGTCAGCCCGCCGCATGCTGGTGCGACAGGAACAGCGCGTCGAGCTGGTCCAGCAGCTGGTGCTCGAACGGCTCGATGGCGATGGCGTGACGCGCCTGCCAGGCGAGGATTTCCGTGCTGGCGATGGGGTTGACGGCCATGCCGTTCTGGCGCTTGCGGTTCAATTGCACGAACCATTCCCACACGTGGGCCAGCTCGAACGGCATGGGCGGCGTCGCCTCTTCGGGCGGCGCGCGGTACAGCGGATGGCGCCGGGCCGCATCGATGTGCTCGCCCTTGGCATGGCCGTCGGCCGCCCGCGCGCCGCGCTCGAACTGGTGCCCGGCGTAGCGCAGCAGGCTGGCCGTCAGAGTTTCAAAAAATTCGACTCGTTTTCCAGCGCCGTGGTGACCTTTTCCTGCCAGGTCGGGTATTTTTCAAAGGCCGCTTCCAGCAGCGCGGCATCGAGCGGCACGGGTGCACCATTGCTGGTGAAACCGTACCAGCCGGTGACCACGGCCAGCGCCAGGCGCTTCTGGTTGCCGTCGATGGCTTGCACCAGCAGCTCCGCGCCTTCGTCGGTGGACGCGTCGATGGCCGTCTTGCGGCGCGCCGATTTCTTGTAGCCCTCGGCGCGCACGGCGTTGTTGGCCAGGCGGTATTGCTCGCTGTTCTTGCCGACGATGGTCAGGCCGGCCACCGCTTCGCCATCCGCGTCGAAGATGACGGGCACGTCGAAGGTGACGGGAGTGGCAGCCGCGTGGATGTTGCCGATGTCGAAACCTGCCTGGATTTTTTGTGCGTTGTTCATGTGTGCTGCTTTCTGGATGAAGTAGAAAAGTATAAAAAAGGCCGCCATCACGGCGGCCCCGGTACAGACGCTAGCCGCTTACAGCGCGCTGTCCTGGATGCTCAGGGTGGTCGCTTCATGCTGCGCGTCGGTGCCCTTGTAGCGCAGGACGTCGAAGGCGCAGGTGACGATCTTGTTTTTTTCGCCGTCGTCGATCTTGGCCGAGGTGATCTTGATGCGGCCCATGGCCAGCGCCAGCACGTCGGCCGTCGGCGCCGTGCCCGACGCCATGGCGTAGGCCAGCGGGATTTCCGTCTCGGACTTGAAGTAGTCGAGGTAGGTGGCGTCCTGCAGCAACACCGTGAACTGGCCCGAGCCCATCACCTTGCCGCGCGAGGCGGCCGTGGCGTACTTCGAGCCGATCACCGGATCGACCTTGACCTGGCCGTCGAGCGAGACGGACATGCCGGTGCAGATCTGCGACGGGATGCCGTTCACGGACAGCATGGCCGTGGCGCCCGAGAACTTGCCGGAACCCGGCGCGGCCAGCGGCGTGGGGAAGTACGGCACGGCCGTGGTCGGGCCTTCCGCCTTGCCCATCAGGGTGAAATCGAGGCTGGTGATGCCGTTCGGCTGCACGGCGATGTCCATCTTGCTGACCAGCTGGTCGACGAAGCTGCGATGCACGCCGATCTTCGGGTCCTGCACTTCGGCCGTGAACCAGTCGGTGGTATGGCCCGTCAACGGGGTGAAACTGCGCTTGCCCACCGCCGCCACGCCGACCGAGTCGCCGGCCGCCTTGACGATCATCGCCGAACCATCCATAAACTGGCCATTCAGGTTGGTGGCCGTCACCGACGTGACGAAAAAGTTCTTCGCGTTGTTGGCGGCGGCCGGTGCCGTCATGCCGGTGATGCGCACCACGCTGCCGGCGCGGAAACCCTCCGCCAGCCAGGAACCGGCGCTGCGCGTCAGGCCCGTGGCGGCAGCGGCGATGGTGGTTTGCGCGGCAGCCACGCCGCCTGCCGTGAAATCGCGGCGCAGCAGCGCGGCCATCAGCGGTGCATACGTGCCGCACGCCGCTTCGGCCTTGATGGCGCCCGTGGTGCGGAAGTTGCCCAGACGGGTATCGCCCTGCTGCTGGCTGGCGTCGATTTCGGCGCTCGCGTATTTGTCCGCTTCCGTGTCGAAGGTGGCCGTGACGCGGGGATAAATCTGGCCGCCGCCGGCGGCGGCCTTGCTGCCTTCGGCGCTTTGTTTGCTGATAACGATCAAGCTGTCGATACCGTTTGCTGTCGATGCCATAGTTGTAAAACCTTTCGTGGGATGAAAACCGCCGGAGCGGCCTTGTGGGAAAAACTGAAAAATGGGCGATGAAACGAAAAAGCCCGCACACGGTGAGGTGGCGGGCTGGCGTCCAGATGGCGCGGGGCCATGCCGGACGGAAGATGGGCGAAGGGGCCATGAAGGCCGTTCGCTGCGCTGAATTCCCCTATCGGTGTCGCGCCGAAAGCGCGTCTATTACGAGTGGAGAAGCATGTGGTGTACTGCGGTGTGACGGGTGTTGCCGGTGTTGCTGTTGCTGCCTGATCGAGACTCTATTGTAGGGGCGTTTTTTTCAGCGCCAGGCATATTGCAAAAAATTTGTCAGTGACCGAGGCGGCGCATGGCGCGGGCGCCGTGCGACTGGAAGATGGCTTCCAGTTCGCTGACCATGTCCTTGATGCGTTCGAGCTCGAAGCCGCCGGAGCAGCTGATGGCCGCTTCGCCGGCGCCGTGGCACGCCTTGCAAACGACGGGCGCGCCGGCCTGCATGGCGGCGACGACGCCCGTGCCGTGGCAGACCTTGCATTTGCTGTCGAGCCAATGCGCGAGCGACGCTTCGGCCACGCGGCGGTACAAGGTATTGGCCGCCTGCGCATCCCAGGCCGTCTGCGCCTTGACCCAGCGCCGCGCGCGGCCCCTCTGCGTCACGGCCGCCGTCCAGGCGCGCAGCAATTGGGCCAGGTTGCCCGCATTGCCCTCGAACAGGCGGCTGATGGTGCCGTCCGCGTACTTGACGCGGCACAGCAAGGCGCCCATGTCGCCGGCCAGCGCGGCCGCCGCGATCACGTCCAGGTCGTGGTGGACGGCATCGTCGCGCAGGTTCCGCGACGACAGCGATGCGATGAATTTTTCTGCAAATCCCATGATTTCTCCTCGTTGATGCTAATCGTTATTCCGTGCCGGGCCAAACAGCGCCGCCACCAGCGGATCGCGGTGCGCCGTGCCGCGCGCCCAGCTGGCCGTGCGGCGCACCTGCGGCGGCAGTTCGGCCCAGCCGTCAACCTCGTCGTCCTGCTCGCCCAGCGCATACAGGGCGGGCCGCTGGCGCCCCGGTTCCGTGCAATGGCGCTGCGCCAGGTGAATCTGTCCCATGCCGCACATGTGGCGCAGATAGCGGCTCATGGTGCCCGCATCGAGTCCCAGCAAGGCGGACAACTGCGCCGCGCTGGCCTGGCCCTGCTCGCGGATGTACTGCGCGATGCGGGCGATATGCAGCTGCGACTTCTTGCTGCGTCCCTGTAACTGGCGCCCCTGCCGTGGCGCCGCCCTGCCTTCAACCAACTGACTGCTGTTCAACATCTGCCTGACCTCCCGTGGTGCTGCCCACCGGCAAACGCTGTAGTGCGTTTGCGACAGGCAACGAGTGGACTTTATCAATCGCTAATGTTAAAGTCAAGCATTTGGTAATTTATCAAACGGTAAATTTCAGGTTTAATGTGGAGATGAATATGTATCAATACAGACGCGACCGCCTGCTGGCCCTGATCCGCGAGCACTACGACAACACGCGCAAGAAAATTTCCGACGTCAGCGGCTGGAGCGAGGCGCGTATCTCGCAAATCCTCTCGCCCACGTACCGCGAAGGACGCGCCTTCAGCGAAAAGATCGCGCGCAAGCTGGAAGCGGACCTGCAGCTCGACAGCATGTACTTCGACCAGGGTGCGGCGCCCGACCAGGCGACGCTGGCCGCGCGTGCCCTGGGCGCGCCGGGTGAAGTACAACCGGTGGTGGTGGTCGATGGCGAGGATGAGCGCTTCTACCCGATCCGCAAGGTGAAGCTGCGCCTGTCGGCTGGCATCACGGGCTTTGCCATCGAACCGGAAACGCACGACGGCAGCACCATCAGCGTGCCGCGCAGCTGGGTCGAGCGCAATGGCTACCACCCTGAAAAACTGGTGGCGATCAAGGTCAAGGGCGAGAGCATGGAGCCGGCCCTGTACGAGGACGACGTGGTGATCATCAACACGGCCGACAACCGGCCGGCCGATGGCATTGTGTTTGCCATCAATTACGAAGGCGAGCCGGTGGTCAAGCGCATGGCGCGCGATATCGGCGAATGGTGGCTGACGTCGGACAACCCGGATCAGCGCAAATACCACCGCAAGCTGTGCCGCGGCAATGAATGCCTGATCGTGGGCAGGGTCGTGCGCAAGGAAAGCGACCGTATCTGA